AGATGATTCTTATGACAAATGGCAAGATAAAATTATTGAAAATGCAGAACGAAGACACGAAAGTTTGTTGAAAGAAATAAATGATTTAACTGATGATGTAAACTATATTAAAGGTACAATATCAAGAATGAATGGAAAACATTAATGACTTGTATAATTGTTAAAAAAGTTGTAAATTATAAATGGCTAAGTACGCCTAAAGTAAAATTTGTTTATAAGGAGAATAAGTAATGGAATGGATAGTAAGTAATTGGGAATTAGTTCTTATTGGCATATTGGTTATAGATAAAGCAGTTGCGTTATCACCAACACCATATGATGATATGTTATGGAGTAGTATTAAAAGTATGATTAGTAAAGCAACGGGGAAAAAAATATGAGTATACTTTCAAGCATTGTTAAAAGACAAGTAAAAAAAAACGGAGGTTTAATCGGACTTCTTTTATTAGTAGGAGATTTAGCAGTAAAATCTACTCGCAGTTCCGTAGATGACGAGGTGTGGGCAAAGGTCAAAAAGATTTTACTTAAGGAACAAAAAAAATAATGCCTTTTTACAAAGAAATAAAAAAAGTAGTTTTAAGAGAGGGTGGATATGTAAATGACCCGAAAGACCCAGGTGGTGAAACCAAGTATGGTGTTTCTAAAAAAGCATATCCCAATCTTGACATAGCTAGGTTAACTGTTGATGAAGCTATAGAAATATATAAAAATGATTATTGGATACCTGCAAGAGTAGATTCGTTATCTGATGAACTACAAGGTATGTATTTTGATATGGTTGTTAATCACGGTAAATCAAAAGCTGTAAAAATTTTACAACAAGCTTGTAATAATAAAAATAAAAAAGATATACAAGTTGATGGTAAGATTGGCCCTAATACAATTAAAGCTTCTTTACATTTAGAGTTAGACAGATTAAGAGCATACAGATTATATGAATATGCTAGATTGGTTATGAAGAAACCAAGTTTAGAAAAATTTTATTATGGTTGGGTTAGGAGAACATTGGAGATATAATGCCAAGAAGTTTTTTTACAATAAATGATTTTTCTGGTGGTTTAGTTACAGCTAATGAAGCAAGAGATATAGCTGATAATGAATACTCTGATTTAGATAATGTAGTATTTGACAAAAGAAAAAGCGTTAATACTATGGGTGGAGATACTGCTCATAATGATGTTGCTCAATCTACTGCAGGTTCTATTGCTCCAGGTTATGGTGCGTTTATATTTGAATCAGACCACGAAGAAGGTTCAAGTGCATTAGATACTGGAGAAAATTGGTTATGCATAGCAGATGCTAAAAATGTTCAAGTAGACCTTTATAATTTAAAAGATGATACAGTAAATGCTAATCAAATAGACTTAGGAACTGTAGAAAGTCACGGTTTTGGTGCAGGTAATCTTGATATTGTTTCAAACTCTAGTGGTAATGATACAATAACAGATGATACAAATACTGTAATGATTAGTCAAAATTTTAGAAAAGGTGATTTAATAGCACTTACAGGAGCGAGTAATACTCAAAATAATATAAATGCAGGAAGTATTAAAAATTTAACTACAAGTGTTATGACATTAGACCAAGGTGGTTTATTAACAACTCAAGCTGATGATGGAAATGATGTAACTATAACTAAATTATTTACAGCAGTTTATTATTTTGCAGATGAATCTTTAAGAGTTGCTGATGCATCTATGGGTGCTAACATTCAACCATATTGGTATGGTTACATAAACAGAAAACATTTTGAAGATGCAAGTAGAGTTGTAGATACTTATGATAATTGGTTTAGCAAAACAAATGGTTTATCTGCACCTACAGAATTAACTAAACATTCAACAAATTATCCTTCTGCAGGTACAGGTTTTATTATAAACTTTACAGATGGTAATGAAGGCACAGGCTTGTGGGAAAATATTGAATATCAATTTGGAGCATCTTTTATTTATGATGGCAATCAAGAGTCTTTAATATATGAGTCTGGTACAACACATACACCAACTAATAATGACTCAAGTCTTACTATGGAGTTAAGGGCAGTTTCAGCTTTTGAACCAAGAATATCTGGTGCTAGGATTTATGTTAAAGCAAATGCAGATGATGCTTGGACATTGTTTACAGATATTAGTATGCAACACGGAGCAAGAATGTCTTTAGGTAACACATATACAGCTTGGGCTAACAAAGATGGTAGTACAACTACAGAAGCAAAAGTTACATCTCTAGTAAGCACACATCCAAATTTAGAGACATATGATATTTTAAATGGTTTTGGTAATGATGAACAAAAAATTACTATTAGTGGCAATGGTGAGGGTTATAAAGCATCGGTAATAGCAAACAGAAGGTGTTTTATAGCGAATGTAAAAACAACTAATGATGATGGTATTCTTACTCAAATGAGAGATAGAATTATGTACACACCTGTTGGTAAGTTTGATACATTTCCTCGTAGTTTTTTTATAGATGTGGTTAAAGGTGATGCAGAAGAATATATAAGTTTACAAGAATTTTCTGATAGATTATTAGCTTTTAAAAGTAGAAAGCTTTTTATAATTAATATAGCTCAATCTAATCCATCTGGTTGGTTTTTAGAAGATATAAAAGATTTTTCTGGTTGTGAACATTTAAATGCAACTTGCAAAACAGAGTTTGGTATAGCTTGGGTAAATCAATATGGTGTATATATATATAATGGTCAAGCTGTTACTAATTTATTATTAAATAAAATTGATGAAACAACTTGGCGTACATTTTTTACTACAAATTCTATTATAGGTTATAATGCTAAAAAATATTATTTACTTGTAATGAAAGATGCTTTTGCTAGTGATGGCGATGTTTACATTTATGATTTTAGAACACAATCTTGGACTAAAGGTAGTGGTGCTGTAGGTTCTCAATTAAATAGAACTAATATGGTTTCAGATTGGAATGGTGCTTTAACTACAGTAGTTACTGATAAGCAAAGTGGTGATTTGGTTTGGAACTTAGGTGGTGGTTGGGACGATTATCCCGATACTGATACTGGAAATCGTTGGAATGCAAACTCAGATAACTATTCAGTAAAAGAATGGTCTGATTCTCCAAGAAATGTAGGTGCAGGTAGATTTGTTGTAACTACAAAAGATATAGACTTTAACTCTCCTGGAACAACTAAAAAAATATATGCAGTAACTATTACATATAAAAGTGATAATGACCAAACAACTCCAATATCATTTGCAACAGATGGTGGAACATCGTTTACTAATTTTACTGGAGACTTTACAGGAACAGGAACAGGATTTAAAAAGTTAAGAGCAAAGGCAAGTAGTCCAATATCTTGTCAAAGCATAAAATTTAAAATAACAAACTCTGCTAATACAGGAACATCAGAGGGTATACAAATAAACGATATTAGCGTTGAGTATAGACCTATATTTAAAAGGGTGTCGTAATGGAACAAATTGAAAGAAGATTAAGAAACATAACACAACCTAAGATATTATTTTCTAGAGGTGTGCCAAATATTTCTGATATGGCTGATGGTGAAACTAGGTTTGCTTTAGTAACAGCACAAAAATTAAGAATGTATGTTAGAAATGGAAACAAATTATATTTTACACAGTTTAATTCTGTAGAAGAATCTGGGCAAAATTGGGAGGAATTAGTATAATGAACCCACGTTCAATGTTAAAAAGAATACAATCTAAACAAAGATTAGGAGAGTATAGAGGTAAGGTTGAGTTTAGACAAAAATTAAAGACAGAAGCTAAAAGCCTTGATAATGCTCAACAAAGATTAAATGAAATTATTGCTGAGTCTGATGAGCAATTACTTAAAAAGAAAAAAAGAATGAATTTGCTTGGAAATGTTGGTAGAGCAATAGGTGCTGGAGTAGCCGCCGTTACAGGTGCTGGACTTCTTGCAGGAGCCGCATATTATGCTATAGGTGGTAAGTTAGGTTCTGAGGTTGGTCAAAATATAGCTTCTAAAAAATCTAGAAGATTAGAAGAAGAAGAGCAAGAAGAAATACTAGCAAATACTCCATTAATTTACAATAAAAGTAAAAAAGCAGTATTGTCAAGTGCAATGAATGAAATTAATAATAATTTTATAAGAAAAGATAATCAACTAGATGCTATGCAATGGAGTCAATCTTTTGAAGACTTTTTAACTTATGTTAAAGCTGGTGCAATAGCTAATGCAGGAGTAAGAACGTCTTTTCTAGACTTTACTAAAGGAGATGGAACTCTGGCAGAAGTATTTAAAGCAGGTACAACAGAAGGTGGGTATATAGACCCAACAAAACAAGTATTTCAAGGATTTGGTAATCTTATAGATAAATTAGGAAAAAATAAAGCAGTAAGTGCAAATTTAAACGCTCCTCCTGTAAAAAGCAGATTTGAACATATGATGAAAATAAATGCACCACAGGTAGTGACAAAAGGTAGTAGAGCTAAAGGTTTTACTCAATATTCTGTCCCTAAGTCTATTTTTGATGTTTCTAAGCCTGTTGGAAAAGGATATTAATGGCACACGAAGCAGGACATATAGAAGACACTCAATTCTCTGCTTATGAAGATTTACAAGGATTTTTAGGAGAATTGTATCAACAAGGATTTGCAGGGGTAGCAGAGAGTACAATTCCACCAGGCAGTATAATAGGGCAAGGAACAGACAGAACTACTAAATACTCAATAATAGATGACCCTAATACTGAAGGTGATGAAACAGAAAGGGTAATAAAAGCTTTAAGTTCTTTTGCAGAATCTAAAGGCGGAATTTATGATGTAGAACAAGGGATGATTGTATACCCAGATAATCAAATGCAAGAAAATGAATACACAAGCGATGCAACACTTCAAGACTTTTTATCAGATGAGGGAAGTTTAGGGTATTGTAAAGGTGGAGATGGTTCTACTAAAGAAGAATGTACTGGAACTTGGGTTCCTTATTATGATGAAGAATCTGGTATTAATATTTTTGAAAATAAAAATGAATGGTTAGCCGCAACTTACCCAGACTTACCACCAGAACAATACGAAGCTTTTGATACATTACAATTTGACAAACAAAATTTTGAAAAACTTTTAAAATCAATAGAAATACAAGAAGAAAGACAAAAAGAATTTACTAATAGAGCATTTGATATTGCTCAAACACAAAGAGATATTGAAAAAGAAGCTATTAATAAACAATATCAATCTGGTTTAATATCTTTACAAGAAGCAGAAGCGTTAAATGAAGCAGTAGATAAAGCCGCAGATGAGGCTTATCAAAGACAAATTGGTAGTCAAAGCCAATTAGAAGCTATACAAGCCGCAGTTGCTGATGGAGTTTATACCGAAGCAGAGGCTAAACAACTATTTGATTTATATGGAAATGAACAAGGAACTATACTTAGAGATTTACAACAAAGATTTGATAGAGAAAAACAAAGATTTGATGCAAGTGAAGAAGGTGTAGAAAGGTCAACAAGACAAAGATTAGATAAATTAAAATTAGATTACGATATAGATTCTGAAAAAGAAGCTATACAATTAAATCAAGCTTTAACTAATTTACAAATTGAAAAAGAAATGGGTTCTGAAAGAGCAAAAAGAGAGTTTACTTCAGATTTTAGTCAAGCAAGAGATTCTTTAGCAGAAGCTAATTATCTATTACAGAATATGACACAAGGTTTTGTTGGCTCTGGTATGCAACAAGAAAGAAAAAGAGATTTAGAAAAATCTGCTAATGAAAGATTAGGTAGGCTTGTAACAGATAGTTATTTACCTCAAATTAAAAACATTTTAAAAACATATGATATTGGAGAAGACCAATTAAAAGAGACATATGGTTTTAAAGCAAGTGCTTTAGAAAGAACAAAAGATTTAGAAGCAGGTAGATTAACAGAAGATAAAGAAGCCGCATTAAATGCACTAGAAACTGAGTTTGGTATAAGCCTTGAAGATATAGGTATAACCGCAAGTGATGTTATAGATAGTGCTTTAAGAGAGCAACAAGCAGGTGAATTTGATGCTATAGCAAGACAAAATAGGTTAAGAGAAGAAGAAAGAAACTTAGATAATAGAAGGCAACAACAAATTGCAGGATTGTTAACAGAAGAAGAAACTGCACAATTAAGAAAAGATGAAGCTTTATTTGCAATAGAACAACAAACAGAAGATAGTTTATCTTCAGCAACTACTCTTCTTGATGATTATATTGGTAGTATATTAGAGCAATATGATGCATTGCCAGAACCAGAAGACGACGACGATGATGATGATGATGATGATACAATCGACCCAGAAGTTCCAGTAGATGTAGACCCAGAACTACAAAGAGGTAAAGATTATTATCAAAGAACATATGGTAAAGACCCAGAAGATATGACTGATGCAGAGTTTATTGAAAGCATACAAGGTAAATTTGAAGAAGACCAAGCTTCAGACAAAGCTTTAAAAGAAAGAATGATTAAAGAAAAAATAGATGAAATTAACAACAATATTAAAACTTGTCAAGAACAACTAAATGTAGGTGCAATAACTGAAGGAGCGTATCAAATGTGTAAAGCACAAAATGAAGCAAGAATAGCGTTAATAGAACAAGCTCAAGAAGGTGGTGATATGAGTTCAACACAAGTTGGTTTACCTGGGTAAAATAATGAAAAATTATGACCCAAGAAAAATAATATTAAGTGCTTATATGAGCAAACATAAGTCTTGTACTGCCTGTCAAACACGTTGGAGTGATATGAAAAAAAGATTTAACTGGAATGAACCACCTCGTTTTTTACAACAAAAAGCAAAACATAGTGGTGATTTAAATGATTTAATAAATATGTTATGGGAGAAAAAAAATGGCTAAAGGTTTAATAGAAGGTGGTTCAAATTTTCTAAGAGACACCTTAACAGCAGAGGTAAGTAAAACTTTTCAAACTATGTTGCAAAACACACAGCAACAATCTATCTTAGATGCTCAACTAGATGCGGCTAAAGAAAATAAAAAATTAGAAATAGACACTACTTTACTAAGTAATGCTATGGTAAACGCAGGAGCAAATCCAGATTCTGCTTTAATATTATTAAAGGGCTATCTTGACGACCCACAAATGTCTGACCCTGTAAGGCCTGTTGTTCAGTCTAATATTGCTTTGGTAGAATCGTATTTAAAAAAAGGACAAGAAATACAAGACAAATTTGATATTTATAAAAATATGAAAGAAGAGACTCCCGACGAAATAAGGGCAAAAGAAGATTATAAAAGAACTAATTTACTTCCAAGCAAAATGTCTCCAATACCTTATGTTAAAAATAAAGTAACAAGTCTTTTAGACAATGATGTAACTTCAGTTGCAAACAAAAGAGACAAGATAATAGACGTTATAGGTTTAAGTTTAAAATTTGATGACGCTACAATAAAAGGATTAAAAGGCTTTGGTGCAATACCTGGTATTAGTGATGAACAATTTGATGTTTATTTTAACTCAATGATAGATATTTCAGTAAAAGAAAAACAAACTGAAGATATGTATAAAAGAGAAGTTCTAGAGTTTCTTGGTAGTCGAAACGCAGAACTGTTAATAGAACAAGGACATAAAGGAATATTAGACCATCTTAAAGAGATGTTTCCAGAAATAGTAGACACACCAAATGTTAATATGGGGCTAACTGGTGGTGGCTCTTCAACAACAGACTCTCCTATAATGTTTTCAATAGATGAAAAAAAATATCCAGAAGTTTATAACTTATTAAAAACAGACGAAGCGAGAGAAGAAGGTTTTGACCCAAATAATGTAAATCTTAGAGACCTTGTTCGCCTTGTTGATGTTTCTATTGATGGTAATGATAAAAATAAAAGTTTTCAAAATGAACTTTTAAATTTAAAAAAAGAACTAGAAGATTATAAACCACCAACAGGAGACGATTCTTCTCAAGAAGAGAAACCAACAGGCCCAACAGGTTTTTCTATAAGTCAAGTTGATGTTAAAGGAAGTGGTAGAAGAAGCGGCGAAAGAGAGATGGTGAGGTTG